GCCTTGATGCAGGCAAATGGGAAAAGAGGTAGGTCGACGAGGAACTCAGCAAGCGCTTTGTAAAAGCCGCCATCATCGAGAAGCTCCTCAATCATATCCTCGGCGCGCTCGGCGCGCTTCTCAGCTTCTTTCTTCGCAGCCTGCCGCGCAGCTTCCATGAGCTGGTTCGTGCGGTCACGGATGGCGCTGGGGTCGATGGGCTGGCCCACCTGGGAAAGCGTGGCGAGCTCGGCTTGGATCAGCTGGCCGATGCTGGCGACAAGTTCCTGCGGAACGTCGGGATCGGCAGGGGCTTGAATACCCCACGGCCTGTCGGGGGTAAGATAAACGTCGCGTAGGAGCGAGCTGGCTCCGCGGCACTTCATGGCGATCAGGCGGGCGTACACTTCAGAGCCGCCAAACTTCTTGATCTCGGCAAGCTTAGTGGGGTCGTACTTCCCGTTGAACGTACGCAGCGCGTCTAGGAGCCGCTGGTCCCACCCGGCCATCGCGTCGTTGCGGTGGTTCTGGAAGGTCGAGAACTCCCGACGAATAAATCCGGCCAGGTTTGACTCAACAACGTCGTCAAGCTTAGCGGCCTCCTCAGCGTCCACGCGCGACTTATCCGCCGCCTTGATGGATTGCTCCAACTGGGCTGGCGGCACAACGCGCAATACGCCTGCCTGTGGAAGAGCCTGGACCATTGACATGGTTGTACAGTATAAGGCAACTAGGATGCAATAATTTGTTGGTTGCAGTAAGGTAACATGACGCTACCCACGGCGCTTACACATCACAGGGACGAGCTTTTACTGATCAAACTCGCAAGAGAGATTGCGTTTGATCATCACGATATTGAAACTATACTTAAAACGTACCAAATCGACCTTGAAACCTGGGATGAGATCAAGGGCAACGCATCGTTCCGTAAGCTGCTCGAAGCGGAAATCGTCGCTTGGCAGAGTGCTACGAACACGAACGAGCGAACTTCCCTGAAGGCGGCAGCCCTCGTCGAGGAGTGGCTCCCCGAGGCAAATTCAATTCTTCACGACCGAAATGCGCCTCTGAGCGGCAAGGTCGAACTAGGCAAATTGCTCGCGCGGATCGCGGGCATGGGACTCACCGGTGCTGGGGTGGAGGGCGGAGGAGCCGAAAAGTTCAGCATCACTATCAACCTTGGGAACGACGACAAGCTGAAATTCGACAAGGTGTTACCCCCCAAGGTAATCGACGGAGAAGTATTGGGGGACTAAATGTCTAAGCGTTGCAGCAAGTGCAACACGACGACTGGACCGTTTCGAAAAGACCGCAACATCTGCCTCAAGTGCAAGCAGCGCCACCAAAGAAGTTATGAATTACGACGCCGCTACAACTTGACGCCAGAGGAATGGGACGCCTTATTCAAGAAACAACGCGGCAAGTGTGCAATATGCCGACGGCCGCCACTTAGACGACTACACGTTGACCACTGCCATAAGACGGGGAAGGTGCGAGGGTTACTGTGTTGGGCTTGTAACAGCGGTGTGGGGAAACTGAAGGACTGTCCCGCAACCATGCTACGAGCAGCAAAGTACATCCGAAAGCATAAAAATGCCCGCGATTAACTTCGACGCGCCACCAACCGTCGCCAGATTCATGAAGAGCGAGAGCTTCGGACGGCTCATCGCCGGGCCGGTCGGCTCCGGCAAGACGACTGGCTGTATTTTTGAACTACTCAGGCGGGCATGTGAACAACATCCGGCCCCGGACGGGCTCAGGTACACCCGGTTCGCCATCGTCCGGCAAACCCTCAAGCAGCTGAAAGACACTGTTCTCAAGGATATCGTGACCTGGCTCGAGGGCATCGCCCAGTACAAGGTCAGTGACCAGACGATCTACATACAAATAGGCGATGTTCGCAGCGAGTGGATCCTGATCCCCCTCGACAACCCCGAAGATCAGCGCCGCTTGCTCTCCATGCAGCTGACTGGCGCGTGGATGTCGGAAGCCATCGAGATGGATAGCGACCTGGTGGCCGCGCTGGCCGGTCGGTGCGGCCGGTATCCGTCAGCGAACATGGGCGGTGCCTCGTGGATGGGGCTCATCGCCGACACGAACATGCCGTCCGAGGGTTCCGAGTGGCACAAATTTATGGCCACCGACACGCCCCCGGACTGGCAAATCTTTATTCAGCCGGGCGGCCTAAGTGATGATGCGGAGAACCTGGAGTGGCTGGTGCAGACGCCGGACACGCTCAAGCTCCCCATTGACGACGCGGGCCGTCTCGCTCAGGGCCGAACCTATTACGAACGTCTCGCGCGATCCTACGGGGAGGACTGGGTAAACCGTTATGTTCATGCCCAATTCGGTGATGACCCATCCGGCAGCGCCGTCTTTAGGGACAGCTTCAAGTCGTCGTTTCATGTTGTTGACGAGCTCGAACCGGTCAATGGTCACATTCTGATCATCGGCCAGGACTTCGGCCGTGATCCGTGCAGTGTGATTACCCAGGTCGACCATAAGGGGCGGCTCTTGGTGCTAGGCGAAGTAGCGGCAGCCGACACGGGGCTCGAGGCGCACATCCAGGGGGCACTGCGCCCCACCCTTATGCTGCCGCGGTACCTGGCGAAGCCGGTCGCGATGATCGGTGATCCGTCGGGCGTCTCGAAGAGCTCCATATACGAGGAAACCACGTTCGACGTCCTTAAGCGCATGGGGTTCGCGGCGTTCCCCGCGCCAACCAATGACATCGACCCACGCCTGCGTGCCGTAGAGGCGTTTCTGCTGGCCCAGCGTGACGGCGGTCCGGCTATCCTGTTCGATAGGCGTAACTGCCCAACCCTGATTAGGGCTCTGTCGGGGGGTTATCGCTACGCTAATACACGCGACGGCAAGCGCAAACCCAAACCAGACAAAAATGAGTTCTCGCATATCGCAGACGCCCTCCAATACGCATGCTTGGCCGCACACGGCGGCATGGGGGAGATGGTCGGTCGTCACTTAATAAGGCGCAAGACACGGGAAAAGATCCATATCAGCTCCGCAGCGTGGACTTAGCCGACGCGCTGAACGGCGAACAGATACCCACAGTGGCCTTCGATTAGGAACGGCACGTATTTGTTGGGCAGCATGGCAGCGACCGTGCGCCAAACGTCCAGCGTGTTCGGCTGGATGTCTTCGATCACTACGAGCCCACCTTGGCGAATCTTGGGCAGGCAGTGCCTTAATGTGGGGAGGTTTGCCAGGGGCGAGTGCAGCCCGTCGTCGATGATCAAGTCCATACCGTCAGGCAACCCACCTACGAGCGCCTCTAGCGACTTATCGTCGGTCTGGTCGACGTGGAACGTGTTGATACGATCTTCGGTAAATAAGATCCGCTTGTCAATGTCTGCACCCCAGATGTGAGCCCGCGGGAAGAAGTCCCGGAACGCCCGCAAAGACGCCCCGGGCTTCCCGGCTGCCCCCATATTAGATACGACGTCGGTGTTGTTAGTCCCAAGCCCGATCTCGAAGATCATCTTTGTGGTGCCGGGAGTAAACAGCGACCCGTAAAAGTGGTGATACTTGTGCCAAGCTTTGTCACTGCCGTATTTCTCGAACTTAAGCCCCAGCTCCTGGTACCCACTCTCGCTGACGCGGCTGAACGTCTCAACGCCCAAGGCTGTAACCTGCCTGCCGCCGAGCGACCGCCCCAGGGCAGCAAGCTCCGGCACGGTGCGGTTGATGGCCTGGCGGGCGATCTCGATCCGGTCCTTGATGTCGCCCGAGCTGTGGGGCTCGAACATCGGGTAGTCATGGAACAGGGACACTTAACTGTCCTCCATCTTCTTGAGCGCCTCGGCGTTGGCGGTGGGTGTGGTGGGGTAGCCTGCAACGTGGTCGTCATCGTCACGAACGAGGGCGACGACTTCGCCGCCGACGGACCAGTACTTGTCGCGCCAGGCCTGCGCCCCCGTCATGTTCTCGAACATGGCAACGATCTTGTTGCCGTAGTACATCTTGACGTACACGGCGTAGCGCATCCGGGCTTTGGCCTCGACGACCTCACCCTTGGCGTTGATGAGCTTAGCGATGAACACTAGCGTTCCACTCTTTCTCGAGCTGGATCGCCGCGGCCAGGCGCTTGGCAAAGTGCGAGCCCAGCGTCGGCCAGAACTTCGTGTACCCGGCGGGGCGCTCGAAGTGCATGAACGCCCGCGTCGCACCGTAAATCGTGCTGGACCGAGCCAGCTCGTCCGCGGCGAACTTCTCCGTGGTGGCCATCTCGTAAGCGGCATACTCTAATTGCAGCTGACGGTCCGATGGTTTCATGCCCACGCGCTTGGCGTAGGAGAACAGCCCCATCTTGCGGCTGCTGTTCCACTGGCCGATACCGTACGACCCCTCGGGGATGCCGTTGCGGGCCTTGATGTGCTTGTCGCCGACGACTTCGGTCCGCAGATCGGGGTAGGATTCGATCTGAAAATGCGCGGTGATGGCAAAGGCGATGTGTGGCCGCCAGCCCCTGTGCATCCAAAACTTAATTGATTCAACGGCTTCAGGTGTTAACTGTGATTTCTTTGCCATAGTGGGCTCCCCTGCATCCAAACTGTGTCAAAACATCCTTGACAAGATGGCCAAGCGCGTAGCAGTATGCTTCATCAGTGTCTCTCGTTAGTGGGATGCCTACCCACTCGAATAACCGGCGCACGACATGAAGAACTTCGTGGCTGAGGGTACTGATCTCCGTCGGAGTTCTCGGGCGGCGAGGCAACCAAATCACTGACGGATAGCCTCTTTTGCATAAATGCAACCCATGATACGGCCCTCGGAGGTCGAAACGTGGATCCTCAAATTTCCATCTCGCATATTCCTGGAGCCCGGCGGCGGGCCCTATTACTACGCAAAGCTCAAAGTCATACAGATCAAGGCGGCTCACAATTTCGACTAACCCGAACGCAAGCGCCCCCTTAACCTCCCTAGTCTTCTTCGTCTTCTTCATCTTCACTTAAATTCTGTGCGACCAACTCATGGGATAGATATGCCACAGCTGCGACAAGGCCGTTCTGATACTCCCCGCTCCCAACGTACAGGCTATGCCGGACGACATGCTCGTGATCTACAGAAGCAAATCCGAACGCTTGTATCTCCCCGCGCTTCGCTCGTGCGAGCAGTGTGGTCAGGTATGCGACAACCTCAGGATTTACTGTGGGTGATGGAGCAGGTGCTTCCGGGGCGGCCGGAGCCGCCGGAGCGGGCCGCCTAGACTTTTTGGGGAAAGAAACGACCGTCTTCTTCCCAGAATCAGTGGTCGGGGTTTCTTCGTCCTCCACCTTACCGTCCCCCCGGGTGAGAGAGTGATGTGAAACCCCGGCCGCCGAGTTCGTCATGAAGAGAAGCAGCATACCAGGCGAAATTCCACCGAAGGGTTTTCCAGTGTGCTCTAGGCAATCGAGCCGCATCGGGGTGGGCGTTGTCGGCCTGCACGCGGAAGTCACTGAACAGCGCGTTGAACATCTCACGGGCCCCGTCGGACCACTTACGCCACTGCTTCAGTGGTACTTGGTGTTTGTTCCTGGGCACTTTGAGCTCCTTGCAGGGGCGACAGGCAGTCCTCGAACCAAGCCTCGACGTCCCTGTACCGATAAAACACCCCCTTGCCGAGCTTCACGTACCGCGGACCTTGGTCCTGCACGCGCCAGGTCTGGAGCGTAGTCACCGTCACTTGGAGCGCCAGAGCCAACTCCTCGGGCGTCATAAGCCCGAGCTTCTCGCGAGTTGAGTCTTTGATGAGCTCGCTGGCTTCTTTAAGCTTCTCTGTCATTACGCCCCCGGGAAGCTCTTGACGACCTCGAGCGAGTTGACCGGAGCGTCGTCCTTCATGAACTCGAAGATAGCCTGCGCCCGAGCGATTAAAACATCGGGTGCCTCGCCGTCGGATTTAGCGTCGATGGCGTACTTCATGGCGAGCACCTTGATCTGGGTGTTGCGCTCGTTCTGTGCGTTGAGGCGTGCATTTGCGGTGGTCATCGTAATACTCCTGTGGGTAGTAAAAAGTACTTTTTGGTGAGTTACCTCGGAAGGTAACCTACGAAGAGGTAAACCATCATCGACAAGATCACACCGATCAAGACGCCGATTGTGAGCATGTCGACGCACAAGCCTAGAAGGGCGCGGCGCACGCGGCGCTGCTTGTCGAGATCGTCCTGCGTATCCCCCCAGCGAGCCACTATTTTACCCATTCACCTTCAACCATAACACCATCGACTGATGGCGCGGCGTCAGGCGTGGTGCCTACGAACGCTTGCTTGGCCTTGAAGTGGGATACCGCAGCGCAGATCGCATAAGCGACTGATATGCCAGTGTTTAGGGAGGGGTTCCCTACAGCCAGGATCTTCGTGACGGTATCAACCGTCGGCAGAAATCCGCATAGCTGTACGGTGGTAACTCGGGCTATCTCGATTGGGTCGTCGACGAACCAGTACCTGAACCAATCTTTAATCTTGTTGGCCCAGGTCATTAGCGAGTCTCGTCCTTGAGGTTCGCCGTGAGGCCCTTGACGGCCCACATAGCACCTTCTTCGTATTTTGTGATGGCGAGGCTCAGGCAGCGCGCGTCGTTGCGCGATTCAGCCTGGTGGGAACGGCAGAGCTCGAGGAGCGCCTCGGTCGCAGTCTTGATCACTCGCACCCGGTCATCGCCTGAGGGGTTAAAATCTGGTCGTGTAGATGCAGTCATTGGTGGCTCTCCAGGTGTTGGCCTCAAGGGAGGCAACGAGGGTGGCCCGGGCGGTGGTGTGGGGGACCGCCCGGGCCGAGGAGGGAAACGTACACCCGTCGTGGGGTGTGATGGTTTTATGGTGCTTTGGGGCTAGGCTGTCAATATGTTGTATGGTTACCGTGGGGTATCACTATGGTTACACATAGCTAACTGACTAAGTGAATTCTCAAAGTATTCCGCCGAATTATCAAAATATTTTGGGGGTTGCAGTAAGGTTACACACGGTTTTTGGGTATTCCGTATTCGTGGGGCCCCTGAAAAAGAGCTGGGGGGTGGGTGGGGGGCTTGGCCAGATACCCCTGGGGGTAACCCCCCGTCCCTAGGGTGAGCCCCGGAGGAACCGGGGTGCTTACCTGCCCCGCGCATCGGGGTCGAGGCGATACCGCCCGCGATCTAGCCTACCATACCGAGCGTCCGTGACGGGCCTTTAGGCAAGCCGCTCGATTGGAACAGTACGACCCGGATCATAAGGTTGCGAACCATGTCCATCGACATGTAACCGGGGACGCAAGGGTACTACCTAGCAAGTGGCACCCTTTCACCATCTGACCTTCTAAGCGCGCTGCGAGCAAAGCACCGCCTTGAGGCCGGGACCGCAGACAAGGTCGGATGGTGTGAAGGTTCCACTTCTTACCCCACGAGGTAATCAATGGCAGCACGTTGGATGCAGGCGAAGGCGGCGCGCTTGGTTGGGTTCGAGCGCAAGGCGAAGGGTCATCACGGACGGTTCCACGGTTGGTCGCGCGAAGCGACGGCCGTGCCCGGCACGGGCGAAGAAAAGGTCGAGCTTGTTGGGCGGGTTTGCGCTCTCCCAACTGCGCTCGCGGTCAAGCAAGCCGAACGTGAAGCAATCGCCCAATACACGGGGAACGTGCGGAGATGCGCGACACTCGACCATAAGTTGAAGGACACTGTCACCATCTCCGATGAGATGCGGCGCGGCAGGCTGATGCGGAAGGCGCGCGGCGGAGCCGTGAGCCTCTGGACGGGAACTGATCGTGCGGGCTGCACTCCAGCCCAACACCGCGAGAACGCCAAACATGGCAAGGCGACGATCAAGTGGGCTCCGGTCGACCGTGCCTGGGAGATCGTCAAGAAATAATCTCCGCCCGTTCCTTCCCCCGGCCTGAGCCGGGGGTTGGGAACCGCGCACTCGAAACCACTACAGCGTGAGGATACAACCGTTGCCCATCGGCCACAGTGTGACCGCAGAGCCGAACTCGGTTTGGCTATGGTTTGACCTGATATGTAATTGTATATTCTAATTCTGTAATTTGTAGAGAGGGCAGATGTTTTTTCAGGGAAGTTGCTGCAAGGTTTCCGACCTCTCACACCCTAACACCCTTTTATAGTGGGCTCTGGCTGTTTTACAGAATTAGAATAAACAATTAACTAAACCTATGGTGGCACCATAACACCATCGGCTACCACAAATACAACTTTGTAATTCTGAAAAATATTGTTGCACTCTTATGGTGTAGGTTTTAATTCTGAAACTAATTGTGCAATTTTGTGTATGTTTTTTGCACAATTAGTTTGAGAATTAATTGTGGCTTTTTCGTGATCTAATTCTCAAACTAATTGTGCAATTCCTGACAACCAATGCGAGCATATGTTACTTTAGGAGGTAACACCATGACACCACGGCGAGGTAACATGCGCATCCT